ATGCATTTCAAAAGTCCGGAACATGCAATCAGGGTTGCGTATTTCATCTTGGCCACACGAATTGAGCCCAGCACTTCCCTTCAAAAACTCATCAAGGAATACGAGGAAATGACCGGTGAACGAATCCCCCACTCCACCGATATGACACCACACGACTGGCGTGTACAGGTGGTTTGGATCATAAACCTAACCAAGCGGTTGATCGGGCACAAGATTGGTTTTCATGTTCTGCAGGGAATCCATGGCGATATTATGAATGCTGAGGTCCGGCAGAGTTTGTTTGAGGTTTCACATTGGCTGAACCCCGCCCGTGATTCCAGGGAGCGATTGATCACCGACCTGATCACGACACATATTTTGCGTGGCCGGCCAACGCAGCAGTTCATTGCTGATCAGTTTGGAGTAGACAGGCAGGTTATCAAGCGATTAGTACGTAAGTATCGGGACATGATCGAGATCGAGCAGGATCACGTTGAAAACATACTCTGGGATGAGTATAAAACGGCTGGTTTGATCGTAGGTACATGAAGGTACATGTATTGACATAGCGACCCAAACATAGTACATTTCAGCTATGTTTGACATTAGAGCGTCAATAGAAAACGAAGCCCGCATATCGCGGGCTTTTTTATTGCTTATTGAATTTAGAAGAATAGGCTAAGCCAATTGTATAGGCTAAGCCAATTGTCCCATTGTTCAGATAGTGTGATAAAAATTTCATATATCGTTAATGTAATTTTGATTTTTTTAAAAAAGAAAAAAACATAACGCACTAATTCCATTAATTTTTTCAAAATAACCATAAAGATAGAATTCCTCTTTTATTAGAATTGTTGTGTAGAGCAATATTGCTTCTACCTATTTATTTATATAAACGCTTAAAGTTCCTAAAATTTCACTATGACCGCCACAAAAGACAAGGCAACCGCCGCGTCAGGCGGCCTGACTCCAAAGCAAAAACGCTTTGTTGAGGAGTATTTAATTGACCTGAATGCAACGGCCGCATTCCGTCGTGCCGGTTATGTTGCAACTGGAAATGCAGCGGAAGTTAATGCCTCCCGCCTGCTAAGAAATGCTAAGGTTGCAACTGCAATTGCCCAGGCGCAGAGCAAGCGTTCAGTCCGCACTGAAATCACCCAGGATATGGTTCTGAAGGAATTGGCCAAGATCGGTTTTAGCGATATTCGAAAAGTCATTCGCTGGGGCAACACAACGGTTCGCAAAGCAGTCAACACGGAAGGTGAGGAAGTTGAAGAGCCTTACCATGGCATTGCGTTAATTGATTCCAGTGAAATTGATGATGCAACCGCAGCGGCCATTGCTGAGGTATCTGAAGGTCGTGAAGGTCTTAAAGTAAAATTGCATGACAAGAAAGGCGCATTGGTTGACATTGGGCGCCACCTTGGCATGTTTACGGATCGTGTTGATCACACCAGCAGTGACGGCAGCATGAGCCCGAAATCTTTTTCTGAAATGTATGGCGAGCCTAAACCCGAATCTTCTTGATTTTTGGTTCAAAGATGGGATTGCGTCCGATAAAAACTTCAGAAAGGCCAGGCACCGTGTTTTGTATGGTGGCCGAGCATCATCAAAATCTTGGGAATTTGCTGGGCAGGCAGCGGGTATTGCCAATCGATGCATGCTCAGAATGCTGTGTGTTCGCAGATATCAAAACAAAATCAAAGAATCGGTTTACACCCTGATTGCCTCACAAATTGAGAACTTCGGGTTTAAGGGTTTTGATATCCGGGCCAGTGATATTAAGCACAAAAATGGCAGTGAATTTGTTTTTTATGGCATCGAGCGCAACACCGATGAAATCAAGTCGTTTGAAGGCGCTGATATCCTTTGGATTGAAGAAGCCCACAACCTGACAAAAGAACAATGGGAAATTCTAAAACCCACGATCCGGAAAGAAGGATCTGAAATCTGGCTTAGCTTCAATCCGAAATTGGCATCAGATTTTGTGTATCAACGTTTTGTCGTTAACCCGCCTGCAAGCACCATTATTCGGCTCATTAACTACACTGAAAACCCCTTTATCTCAAAAACCGCACTGGCTGATATTGAGGATTTAAAACAGGAAGATTACGAAACCTATGAGCATGTTTATCTGGGTGTGCCAAAAACAGATGATGAATTTGCAATCATCAAGCGTAGCTGGGTTGAGGCAGCGGTTGATGCACACCTCAAGCTTGGCATTGATTTATCAGGGGCAAGAACCGTTGGTTATGACGTAGCGGACAGCGGCGAAGATAAAAATGCAACAACCGTCTTTGATGGCGCCATAGCGCGGGAAATTGACGAATGGAAAGCGCCAGAAGATGAACTGGTAACCTCAGCATTAAGGGCCTGGGGAAAAGTGGGAAATGGCCGGCTTGTGTACGACTCTATTGGTGTTGGTGCACATGTAGGCAGTACCCTCAAAGAGAAAAAAATTTATTCGAGATACTACAAGTTCAATGCAGCTGGTGCCGTTGTTAATCCGGATAAGGAATACGCCCCCAAAATCACCAACGCTGAAAAGTTTGAAAACCTTAAGGCGCAGGCCTGGCAGGATGTAGCCGACAGGCTTCGAAACACGTTCAATGCAGTGAATAAAGGGATGAAATACCCGGAGAGCGAGTTAATCAGCATATCGTCTGAAATAAAACTTCTTGAACGCCTTAAAACTGAGCTTTGCACACCCAATAAATCCATCTCAAAACGAGGCCTGGACATGGTTGAAAGCAAACAGGATTTACGAAAAAGAGAAATCAAGTCCCCAAACCTTGCTGATTCCTTTGTGATGGGAGCATGTCCGCATTTGGCTGTAGATAGCAAACTTGATAGATTCCTGACAATGGCAGAATAATGACAACACGATTCAATACCGATGGTTATCTGGAAGCCGTTATTGGCCAGCGCGGCCTGTCCGGCACCAACCCGATAAGTGCGACCATGCTCTACGCAAAAGGCGGCCTGTTTGGGGCGGTGGTTGATAAACCGGCCGAAACCGCCATGTCAAAAGGCATTAAGGTTCAAGGCGATACGGATAAGGTGATTGATGCTGAGCTTGACCGGCTGAAAGTAATTTCAGCGATTACCGAAGCGCTATGCTGGACCCGGCTATTTGGCGGTGCGGCCATTATTCCAATCATGGACGATGGCCTGTTAAACACCCCTATCAACTATGACAGTATCGGACAGATTGCCGAACTGAAGGTGTTTGATATTGAGCAAATCAGCGCACTGCCTGCCAAATACATGGATCCCAAAAAGGCTAATTTCGGCATGCCGATTTATTACGAGATCGATGTTGGTAACGGGGCCCGTTTTGTTTGCCACGAATCCCGCCTGATTGAAATTAGCGGCGATATCCTTCCTCGAAGCTACCGGCAATCATCTGCCCTGCTCCCATGGGCTGGCCGATCTGCGGTTGATGAAGCCTATCGGATGATCCTGGATTACCTTGAATCGCTGGCAATGGCCAAAAACATTCTGAAGCGCAAACAGCAAGGCGTACACCAAATGGTGGGGCTGGCTGAGGCAATCAAAGAGGGAATGGAGGCCACAGTACAAAAACGGGTCGGCTTGGTTGACCAGGCACGCGGTATCTTGAATACCGTTGTGGTTGATAAGGAAGATGCCTTTACAGTCCAGGATTCAAGCCTATCCGGCATCAAAGAAGTGATCCATGAATTCCAGGTGGCGCTATCTGCCAGCACCAGCATACCGGTTACCATTTTGTTTGGGCGTTCGCCTGGTGGGTTAAATGCAACTGGCGAAGCTGATTTTGATACCTATCACGATATGGTGGAAGGCATTCGCAAGAACAAGGCCCAGCCCGTCCTTGAGCGATTGATCTCACTGATCTTGGCGCAAAAGTCCCTCCCCCAGAAAAAACCGGATGACTGGTTCATTGTCTGGCCATCGCTTAAGCAGTTGTCGGAAAAAGAAACCGCAGAGGTTGAGAAAACCCGTGCGGCCACCCTTCTGGACAAGATAAATGCCCTGGACAGGGCCGTTGGTACCGGTGCCCTGTCTGAGCGCCAGGCATTGGAATACCTGGAATCGGAAGCACTGTTCGGGCTGGAACCACCAGGCCAATCAGGAGCCGGAGCAAGCAAGTATGCCAGCCAGACGTAATAAACCCGGCAAGCCACGCAAATGGCTGTACCCGCACGCTATTGAGCGCGAGTATGAGCGCCTTCTGAATGAATATGCCCTGCTCTTAACGCAGCTGGTGACTGAACATATTGTGTCGCAGGTTGAGCAATTTCGCATGGATGGCATTGAAGACATCCCGGAATCCACAGGCTGGTACGAAAGGATCCGGCAAGCGTTTATGACCACCTCCGTGCTTTTTATTCCAACCACGGAACGCATCATCAGACTGATTGCGGACGTAGCCAGGCAAGTATCCGCCTTCAATAAACGGCAGTTTCACCAGGTTATCCGTTCCGCCTATGGCGTGGACATTTTCAAGACCGAGCCCTGGTTAAAAGATGTACTGGATATTTATGAGGCAAACAACATCAAGTTGATCCGCTCCATCCCACAGCAGTATCTGGATAGCCTGAACGGAAAAGTAGTCAATGCCGTTCGTACCGGTATGCCGCCCAAAGATCTGGCCAAGTACATCAAGAAGACCTATAAGGTACCCGCCAACAGAGCCAAGCTTATTGCCCGTGACCAGATTGCAAAGCTGAACGGCCAACTGACCAAAGAGCGGCAAACCCGAATTGGGGTTACCGAATACCGGTGGAGAGGCATGCTTGATGAACGTGAACGTGATGAGCATGAAGAACGTGAAGGGCAGGTATTCAAATGGGACGATCCCCCGGAAGATGGGCACCCAGGCGAGCCCATTCAGTGCCGATGTTATGCCGAAGCCGTACTGCCTGGGTTGGATGACCTTGATGCGCTGATTGTTCATTAGGATACGTTATGAGTTCCACACTAACACAAGAAAATTTGAAGCAATTACTTCACTATGATCCAAAGAGCGGTGTCTTCATATGGACTAATGTTTCACTTAAAAAATCTTATTTAAAGGGATGTCGGGCGGGCCGCCTATGTAAGCGCACAGGATATCGTAGGGTTCAAATTAACAAAGCAAGTTATCAGGCACACCGTCTTGCTTGGTTATACGTATATGGTGAATGGCCAAAGCAACTTATTGACCACATTGACGGAAATAGAGACAACAATGCTATTGCCAATCTCCGTGATGTCTCGGCAAGGTGTAATCTGCAGAACCAGAAAAAAGCGCAAAACGATAGCAAAACAGGTTTTCTTGGTGTGCATAGAGGTAAAGGCAGGTCAAGATACTATGCAATGATTGCGATTAATCGGCGCAATATATATCTTGGGACTTTTGATTGCCCACAGGAAGCACACGAGGCATATTTAACAGCCAAACGCCAATTACATGAAGGATGCACAATCTAATGAACGTAAACCGATTTGATCGCATTCCCATACGCGCAATCACTACGCCAGAAGGTTTTATTGAAGACTCCCCGATTCTTTCCAGGACGGGGGTTTTTTTATACCGAGATGGTGCTGGGAGAGTGCGGCGTGAGTTTAGGCCTCCGGAAGAAGTGTTTTCGCAAGATCACTTAACCAGCCTGAAAGGAAAGCCAATAACCAATGGGCATCCTGGTGCTGTCACCGCACAAAATGCAAAAGCCCACACCGTTGGCACCGTGCTGACTCCCGGACGTCAAGACGGCGATGACCTACGTGCAGATATTGTCATTCATGACACGTCCCCAATCGCAGAGGGTAAAAAAGAACTTTCACTAGGGTATACCGTTGATTTAGATGAAACCCCTGGCGAATTTAACGGCGAACGTTATGACGCCATACAAAGAAACTTGCGCGTGAATCATCTCGCGCTTGTGGAACGAGGTAGAGCAGGCAATGCTCGCCTATCACTAGATGCGGCGGATGCCGTAACAACTGAGGAAACCACCATGCCAATGGAAAAAGTGCGCCTCGATTCAGGCATCAGTTATGACGCTGCCCCTGAAGTGGCACAAGAGTTAAACCGAGTACGTCAGGATGCGGCCACCGCACGTGCTGATGCAGATAAACAGGCCGCCCGTGCGGATGCTGCTGAAGCTGAAGTAAAACAGCTGAAAGAACAGGCCGAAAAAATGCGAGAAGATGCCATTGCAAACGTCCGTGCCCGCATGGATCTGGAGGCCAAGGCTGCCAGTCATGGCGTAGCCGTTAAGCAGGATCAGTCAGACCGTGACATTCAGGTAGCGGTCATTACGGCTATCCGCGGTGATGGCGTTGATTTGGCCAACAAGTCTGATGATTATGTCTTGGCCGCTTTTGATCTGGCCGTTGCAGATAAAAAAGTACGCCAGGATACCGTCGGGCAACAACGCACCAGCATGACACCCACATCACCGGCAGGCATTAACCAGGACGGCAAACCCCTTCCTTCTGCCGCTTCCAATGACGCCCGGGCCCGCATGATTGCAGCCCAACGCGGCGCCTAATCACCCAATATAAGGAATTTCTCATCATGTATGAAGATCAAATGGATATTGCCTTTGCCGGCATGAAAGCGGATGCCGGTGATGACCGGGTTGAATCGTTTCCGGTCGGAGCGGCCACATTGGCTTTTGGGGTTGTAACGGGAACAGACGCAAATGGCTTACTGGTTGCAGGCCCAGGCACCAAAGTACGCGGCATCACTCTTCACAGCCACGCTGTGCCTGGCGACACGTATGTAAAAACAGAATGCGCATCAGTGATGACCCGTGGCCTTGTCTGGGCACGCGTAACCACTTCTGGGGCAGTCACTGATGGCGGCGCCGTCAAATTTGCGGCAGATGGCACGGTTGCAAACGCAGGAGCCAATACGTTGAATAACGCAGTTTTCCGCAGTACAAAAGTAAGTACTGCGGCCTTTGGCGATATCGCTCTTGTCGAACTGCACAGCCCGTTCTCTGAAGTCACTGGCGCTTAAACCCGCTTCAACAATCAATCGCACATAACCCGCCAAGGCGGGTTTTTTATTTGCAAAAGGAAAAATCATGCCACATATGCACTACGATGAGGCGGACGCAATCGCTGTTGTCTCGTTTGCCCATAGTCAAAATGTCGCAATCCGGGAAGACCAGGGCGTTTTTGCTGCCCGTGAACTGGATTACGTTAAATCACGCACCTATGACCGTAAACTGCCACCAATGAACGGACTGGCACTGGTACCGCGTGCTTCTGACGCCCCCGAGTGGGCAGAAACCATTACCTACAAGTCCTATGACCATGTAGGTATCGCCAAAATCATTGCGAACTATGCCGACGACCTGCCCCGTGCTGATGTGTCCGGTAAGGAAACCACCGTTCCAGTTCGTACCATCGGTGACTCCTATGGTTACAACATCAACGAACTGAACGCATCCATTGCGCTGGGGGCCCGCTTGCCTGAACGCAAGGCATTTGCGGCCCGTCGTGCGGTAGAAGTTAAACTGAATCAGATCGCCATGGTGGGCGATGTGAATCATGGCCTGTATGGCATTACCAACCACCCTAATATCGGCTCAACAACGGGTGTTACCGGTGACTGGTCTGCAGTGGCCACTACAGCGGCACAAATCGTTGCTGACGTGGACATCATGTGGAATGCCGTACGCACCCAAAGCAAGGGTGTTCACACCCCTACCCGCCTGGCCATCCCCTCTTCTGCCTTTGCGGCCATGAACAGCAAGTATGTGGCTGATACGGGTGGAAAATCTGCCTATGACGTGGTACGTGCCAAATACCCCGGCTTGCAAATTATGGACTTGCCTGAGCTTGAATTGGTGGACGGTGACACATTATCCATTATTGGCGAGTTCAGCGAAGAAAACGCCAATCTGGAAGAAGTCATGCCGTTTAACCAGCTGCCAGCCCAGGCACGCAATCTGGAGCTGGTGGTGCCGTGTTATGCCCGATCAGGTGGTGTGTCCGTACATTACCCGCTTGCCTTTACAAAAGTAGTCGGCCTGTAAGGAGAACCCATGAAAGTCACCAACCCAAATCCTTGCCTGGTTAATGTCGCTGATGCAAATGGCAAATTTGTGCGCATTGGCCCTAACCAGACCGTTGATGTTGATGAAAAAGCCGTTGCGGCTCTTTTAAAGAATGGCACGCTGGTCATGGCTGAGTCGGCCAATGTTGACGAATCAGTGCCCGATAAACCGGCAACCAAAAGCACCACCCGCAAATAAGGGGATCCCAAATGCAAGATGAAACCAAAGTGGCTGCGCTTATATCGTTATTGAACTTCTTGGCGCCCGCCGTCAATGAAGCAACGGACGATGATAAGAAAATGGCGCTAAACCTTGCATTTGGATTCAGGCCCACCTGTTTGCCGGAAGATAAACAGGATGCCGCGCAGGTTTACTACGCAGGCGCTCTGCTCTATGGCATCCAGCAGCAGAAAAAAAGCAGCGCAAACGGTGGCATTACAACCGGTGTGCTTAAGCGGGAAAAAGAAGGCGACCTTGAACGCGAGTACGCGGTTGCGGCTGACCTGAACACCGGCCCGGGGCGGGATCCTTTTGGCTATATGGATCAATTCGAAAAGCTGGACAATATCTGTAAACGGATGGGGTCCATTACGGTCGGTAAACATACCGGCTGTTGCACCGGCCCGTGGGGATTGTAATGGCTGATATTAAAGTGACTGACCTCGGATTTGAAAAAATCATTGCCAATGACAGCAAACTGGCCGGCAACGGCGTGAAGTTTGGTATTCAGGCAGGGCAAGGTGATCAGGAAGAAGAAGGAGTTCATAAAGGTGCGGACATTTTGGATATTGCCATTTATAACGAGTTTGGTACCGAGCATATTCCCGCCCGCCCGTTTATGAAAGACTTTGCCAACAAAAACGAACATGTTTTGCTTAAGGCGATGGACAGGCAGGCCAAAAATGTATTTGCCGGAATGCCTGTTGCAACGGCATTGGCTGATTTGGGTGAGTTTGCCCAGAAGCACCAAAAAAACCATATAAGGAAAGCATCCCGCTGGGCCGAAGCCAATGCACCCTCCACGATCAGGCAAAAAGGATCCAGCAAGCCGCTGATTGATACGGGAGCGTTAGTCAATGCCGTTCGCTACGAGGTGCTGAAATGAGTTCATTTCGCAAGCCTCAGGCTTTCAAACGAAAATCCGCTGGCCAGTATGTAGACGGTGCCTGGCAAGAAGGCGCGGAATACGATTTGACGGGCATCACTGCCAGCATTCAGCCGGCCAAAAAAGAAGATTACGACCAGATGGAAGCCTTGCCGGAAGGTCGCCGTGTGGAAGCCATGGTCCGAATCTATACCAGTGCAGAACTGAACGTGGCAGGCAGTGATACCAGTAATGGCGACATTCTGCTCTGGCGCGGTAGCCGTTATTTGGTTCGCGATGTATCTACCTGGCAAAGCGATGTCATCAATCATTACCGATACCTGGCAGTAAGGATATAGCATGGATATTAGGAAGGAGTTTCAGAAGTTCTTTTCTGCGTTAACGAATGCCCAAGTCATTCTTGCTTATGAGAACGGTCCCCGCCCTGCTTTACCCTACATCATGCTGCATGTGGATCTGGCCAATCCTCTACCGGTGCACATCAGCAGGATCCAGCCGGATGGCCAAAGAAATATCCATGCTTACAGAAATGCCCGGCTACAGCTGCAGTGCTATGGCCCAGGCAGTTGGGAAATCATGGAAGCGCTTTCAATGGCCATCCATACCGAAGCGGCAAATACTTTGGCATCAGCAAAGAATATTGCCATTAACGGGCAGGCACAGCTACAAAACATACCCGTGCTTCGCTCTGCCACCGAATACGAGCCTCGCGCGGTGCTTGACATCGATGCGGCCTATACAGGCGGCATCACTGAAACGGTGGATTACTTTGATGAAGTTCGCGGCACCAGTGACTTTTCACTGAAGAATACGCCACAGGATCCACAGCCATTTATGGCCAAGACTGAATACTAAAACCATTTTTGTGCTGGCTAGGGTAACTCCCGAAAGCAAGCGTGTATACCTGAGCTTGTTTGCCATCACATCGTTTTTCTTGGCAGCCTTAAATCGGTAGGTACCGAGCCTGTGAAGGTGGATGAGCTTTGAAAAGTCCGGGGCTGCTCCATTGTGGGGCGGCCCTTTTCTTTTCGGAGATTGAAATGAATTCATTAACCATCTCAAGTATCTCAATTCGACAGGACGGCGCAGGACGGTTTTGCTTGAATGATCTTCATCGCGCTGCAGTAGAGCGTGGCAAAGCCACTGTTTCTCATCGTCCGGGTACTTTCATGAAGCGGCCCGAGACTGGACGACTGGTTGCTGCTCTGAAAAAGCGATGCACCCCGCAGTGCATCGACCCGGTGATGACTATCAAGGGTGGCCCGGCAGCGTCCCAAGGGACATTTGTATCGAAGCCGCTGGTGTACGCGTACGCCATGTGGATAGATGCCGACTTCCATCTGGACGTTATTGAAGCCTTCGATTCCATTCAGGTCAATACCATGGGCCTGTATCAGCAGCTGCAGGCGTTGATTGCCGAGGAAGTCTCTACGCAAGTTCGCGCATCCTTTGGTTCTCGCTTAATGCTTGAAAGAAAAAAAGCAATTCCTGAATTTAAGAAACGCAGAGAGCGAATAGAGACTGAATTACAGCCAGTACTTAATTTTCACTAACCCGCCCGCTTCGGCGGGTTTTTCATTTTAGGAGCCACCACAATGGCACAACTTGACCGCATCGTGAATGTGCAGGTTTCCCTGCGCACCACGGCAATCACCGAACGCAGTTTTTCAGACCTGCTAATTGTAGGCACACACACCCTGGCTGCCGGCCGTGTCCTGGTCATTACTGAAGCAGATGAACTGCTTGACCTTGGCTTGCCATCCACCAGCGCACTTTATAAAGCGTCAAGCGCTGTGTTTAAACAGATTCCGTCCATTAACCGTGTTTATATCGGCAAGCGTCAATTAAACACCGTCACCATCAACGTGACTTCGGCCGCTACCTCAACCTACCAGATTAATATCCTTTATCGAAACGAGGCCACAGGTGCTGTTCAAACAGGCCCAGCATCCTATATTGGCACCGATCTGGATAGTACCGAGGATATTGCTACCGGCCTTGTGTCCGCCATTAATGCCTTGAACATCGGCGTTACCGCCAGTGCCACCGGTTCCTCTATTGAAATTGATAACGATATCGCTGGGGCTGATCTTGGCGTCACCGTGGAAGGCAATCTTGCCATTGTTTACCAGGAAAGCACGGAAGCCATTCCTGAAACACTGGCCGCCATCAAACGCGAAAATCATGACTGGTATGGCATTGCACTAACCTCACACGAAGAAAGTGATGTCTTGGCCGCTGCCGAATGGGCAGAGACCAACGAAAGCATGTTCTTTACGTCCAGCAACCAGGCCAGCATTCTGGATAGTGCCGTTATGACCGACATCGGCTCAAAACTCAAGGCCAAACAATATTTCCGGACGGCCACTTGGTACCACTTGGCTGAAGATGAATACATTGAAGCGGCAGTCCCCGGGCATTGCTTCACGTTCTACCCTGGTGGTGAAACCTGGGCCAATAAACGCCTGGCAGGCATTACCAGCGATGCACTGGCTGAAGCACAATCCATTACCTGCAATACAAAGAACGTAAACACGTTTGAGCCCTTCCGGAATTTTGCCATTACACAGTACGGCAAGGTTGCGGCAGGCGAATGGATTGATGTGATCCGGTTCCGTGACTGGCTGGTAGAGCAGATAAAGATCAACGTGGTGTCCGCCATCATCAATGCCGATGGAAAAGTTCCCTATACCGATGATGGCATTCAAATCATCGTCAACGCCATGCGGGTACCGCTTGAGCTCGGTATTGACCGTGGCGGCATTGCTCCCGAAGAGCTTGATGAAACAGGCAGGGTCATCCCTTCATACACGATCAGCGCCCCCTTGGCCGCCAATATCCCGGCAAATGACAAAGCCAACCGCGTACTGCGTGATGTGAAGTTCACCGCTCGCCTGGCTGGGGCCATTCATGCGACGGAAATAAAAGGCTCATTATCTTACAACCTCTCGTAATTGATTAAAAAGGACATAGAGCATGAGAACTTATGCTGCCGCCGAGGTGAAAACCACCTTCGGCCCACACAGTGTCACTGGCACAAACGACGGTGATTTCATCAATATTGAACCCATTTCAGACGGTATCGTTTCTCAAGCCGGCGCCGATGGTGAAGTGGTCCGCTCCATGAGTGCCGATCAACGCTGTCGCGTCACCATCACGGTGCAACAAGGGTCACCCTCCAACGATTTCTTTTCAGGTGCCTATCACGCTGACCGCGTCTCCGGTGGCCGGGCTGTCTTGCCACTGATCATTCGTGACTTGCGCGGCACGACCGTATTTGCAGCCGCAAAGGCCTGGGTCACCAAGTTGCCCAACTCAGGGTTTGCCAAAGAAGCGGGTAGCCGCGAGTGGGTTCTGGAAACAGACCGGGCTGATTATCATGTAGGAGGTAATGAATAATGCGCACAACCGAATTTCAAATCAAAGACGTTACCTTTTATGTTGATAAATTCCGGGCACGCCAGGGCTTTATCATTCTGGGCGACCTGCAAAAAGAACTGATGCCAATTTTAGGCGGTTTTTTCAATCAGGAAGAAGGTGGTGATGAGTTGCAAGCCTTTGTGGCGGCATCATCCGGCATTGACAGCCGATTGCTTGAAAAGTGGATGGATATCCTGATTACACCCGATACGGTCAGTTATGAAAAGCCAGGGCAACGTCCGCAGAAAATCAGCAAACAGAACTTTGACGATGCCTTCGAAGACTTTACCGATATTGCCCAGCTGTTATTTGAAATCATCAAATTGAACTTTGCCGGCCCTTTAGTGCAATGGCTCGGCCATATTGGACCGGGCCTGAATATGAAGGCGGAAAACTTATTGGGCAATTTCGCGAAGAGTTAGAGATCGAGGCCATTGTTTTTCGTGCTGCCTCTTCCAAATACACCACCTTAGGCGAAATCAACCGGGGCGAAATCAGCATGGAAGACATTCTGATGATCAATGCCCTGCTTGACCATCAATATGCGGCAGAAACTGAAGCAATGAGGATTAATAAATAATGGCTACCATTCGTGAACTGGTTACCGTCCTGAAATATCACGTTGATAAGTCTGGGCTCAACCAGTATAAAACCCAGGCTGTTGCTGCTGCTCGCCAAGTAAAATCGGCTATTCGTACAGCATCCGCTGCAGGCAAAGGTGGTTTCCAAGGCTTGTTCCTGGGTATTCGTGATGCTGTCCGCGAGCAGCGCACATTTATACGTGATCAGGCCAAGCTTTTAAGGCAATCACGTGAAGTAGGCGGTCAATTCAGTGCTATGGCCGGTTATATCCGGGCCGCCTTTGCGGGAATTGGGCTGGCCAGCTTTACCAATGCCGCAGACGCGGTGGCCGGCTCCGAGGCACAAATTGATCTGTTTGCCCAAAATCCCGGCAATAAAAAGCAAATCCGTGACCAGATCTTCAAAAATTCTCAGGCCGCAGGATCTGATTATATTGCCGGCCTGGATATGTTCGGGTCTATCGCCCGTAACCGGTCTACGCTGGGGTTGAGCGATCAGGATGCGATCAAACTGGCAGACCTGACGGGTAAAGCGGTTGCACTTACCAGCAAAGGAGCCGCCCAGGACTCTGCTGCCATCCTGCAGTTTTCGCAAGCCTTGGGGGCTGGCCTGCTTCAAGGTGACGAGTTGAGTTCCATTCTCGAGAACTCTGGTGGCCTGGCACTTGCCATTGCCGATGCATTTGGCGTAAGCGTTACCCAATTAAAACAAATGGGTAAAGAAGGCAAGCTGACCTCCAAAGCGATGGCGCAAGGCCTTCTAAAGCAAGCCTCAAGCATCGAAGAACGATTTGCCAAAATCCCAAAAACATTTGGCAAGGGCTTCACGATCATTAAGAATAGCTTTTTAAAGCTTTCGGCAGACATCAATGAATCTACTGGAGCTGCAGAGGGGTTCTTTAAAGTCAGTCAGCTGATTGCCGAAAACATGACGCAGATTGTGAAGACGCTGGGTGCGTTAGGCGCGATATGGGCAGTCCACCGGACAAAAAATGCACTCATCGCCATGCGCACTGTTACCGATGAAATTGATGGCAAGATCGTCAAAACCATCATGAATTGGAGAACCTTTGCCCAAGTAACCGCAAAAAACCTGTTGCCACTTTTGAAGGTAGCAGCGGTTCTTACTGCTCTTTATTTAGTCGGTCAGGATATATACGGCTGGTTAAACGGAATGGACTCTGCCACAGAGAGTCTGATTGGGCCAGCATCCGAATGGAAATCGCAAATTGATGCTATAGCCGAAGTATTTGGCAAAATAAAAAAACTTATTACAGGCAATGCTAATGACCTTGGTGAATGGATAACTAAATGGGGGGTCATCTTAACTGCTGGTTATGGGCTATATATGATCCTAAGCCCAATCCGTCGACTGCTTTGGAATATTACCAAGGTTGTTATCCCCATGATGTGGCGTGCATTTGCAATGCATCCTATAGGTCGGATCATCATGTTAATTGGCCTGATAGCCAGTGCTGTTTGGTGGGTTTATGAAAACTGGGACCTAGTAAAACTAAAAATAGCAGAAGGCTGGGATTGGATTAAAAACAAGGTTAATGGAATATGGGACAGTGTCATTAAGTATTTTACTGACAAATGGGAGTCTGCCATTAACAAGGTGAAACAAGCCATGGCTTTCCTGAACCCCTTTGAAGATACAGAAGGAGGCCTGATCCCCACCGTTGCTGAAGGCGGCCAACGTAACCTGAGAATCCAACAAGCCAGGAATATGAAACGGGCAGGCAATGGGTCGGCTCCTGATGTCACCGTTAACCAAACAAACCATATCACCACTAATGGCACCCCGGAAGCGACCGGAAATGCCATTGGCCGTGCAACTGGCCGCGCACTTTCAAAAGGAAGCGGTTCTTTTGGTACCGTGGAGGCAGCGCCATGAGTTTTGTTTCACTTGTCTTCAATCTTGGGGTAACCCGCTCCATGATTGGGGCCATAGAACTGGACGCCATGACCAATGAGCGTATCGAACTGAAAAGCCAGGCCACCAAGTATTACGTGGAGGAAGGCGCCCCTATTTCGGATCACGTCATCATTGAAAATGAATCGCTGTCCATTAATGGCGTCATTTCCACGGCCAGCCTAACGCTTTTCGGGGAAGGCAAATCCAGGCTGATTGCCACAGTTGATGCTTTACGCCAGATTAAGGACGAACGCCTTCCGGTTGTTATTACGACTGGCCTGGGCATGTATAGCGATATGGTAATGGAAGGTTGCACCATTGACCGCGGTACCCCGTTACAGGAAATAACCCTCAGCTGTTCATTTGTCAAAATCCGTAAAGCACGGAAACGAACCACCGATGTGCCAGAAGTGACGGCTTCGGGTACCGCCAAGGGAAAGGCAGGCGCAACTAAAACCAAAGCAGGTAAGGTATCCAGCAAATCAGGTGTTGGTAATGATGCTGGGCAAAACGGAAATACCGAGATATCGGAAAGACAAAAAACCGACCTTAAGAAGATATTAACAAAATGAACATTATCCCCGTCATTGATGCCAACGACAGCCTGCTTGAGGCCGAACTGGATGGCCGCACTTATTTCCTGAATCTGAGCTGGAATAGCGAAGCCCGGTTATGGACGCTCTCCATTGAAAATGCAGATAATGAGTTAATCATATCCAGCATTTTATTGTCACCCAACACACCCCTGCTTAAGCCTTACCGCCATTTATCAGTACCAGCCGGAGAGATGGTGGCCATCCTGGAAAACAACAACACGATGATAGGCAGGCAGGACTTTGTTACCGGTATTGCCAAACTTGTTTATGTGAGTGTCGACGATGCGCTTTGATCGTGTTTACCGGCTGATCATTGGGCCATCAGGCAAAAAAGGCATTGAAATTGCCACGCCTTTCAGAATGACCTTTGATATCAGCAAGGACACCAAGGAAGAGCCCAATACAACCACCATACGCGTGTTTAACCTGAAAGAAGATACCCGTCGGGAGATTCAGCAGCCGGATAATGTGGCTGTTCTTTATGCCGGTTACGGGGAAGAGGATGGGCCTTTGCTTCTGGCCGCTGGCGCGGTGTCATTTGCCTACACCTACCAGGACGGCCCCGACATTGTGACCGAACTGGAAGTGAAGGACGGATATGTTGAGGCGCGCGATACGGTTGTCAGCCTGGGCTATGGGTCTGGCGCGAAGGCGCATGACATCATTCGGGATATTGCTGGCCAAATGGGCTTGCCGCTGGTAATGGAAGATTCCGTGCTTAACCGCCAGTGGAAAAACGGATTCAGCTTTTACGGTGCCGCCCGCACGGCTTTGCATAAAGTTGTCCAGGGTACCGGTCTTGAATGGTCGGTTCAAAACCAGCAATTGCAAATCGTTGACAAGCTGGGCGTAACCAAACGCCAGGCCATAGTGTTGGCATCCGATAGCGGCTTGATTGGCTATCCTGAGCGAACACAAAAAGGCGCCCGGGAGAAGGCCGAGGTCAAGGATGGCAAAAGCAGTCAGCGTAAAAAGCTGGTCAGTGCCGAGCAGCAAACCGATGGCTGGCGGGTACGCTCGCTTTTACTGCCGCAGGTTAACCCTGCCGACCTGATTAAGGTTGAAAGCAAGTTCCTGAACGGATACTTCCGGATTCAGTCCCTTCAGCATACCGGTGATACGGATGCGGGTGACTGGATGACCGATTTACAACTGATTGAGCGTTAACCATGAATGTGACCCAATTGCGTGAACTGATCGCCACCGAACTGAGCGATGTTCATACGAGTCTGCCAGGCATGGTGATTTCATATGACGGTAACCGGGCGGTCGTTAAACCTGCCCTGCCCAAGCAGCTGGCATCTGGTGATGTGCTGCAGGCGCCCCAGATTGTAAACGTACCGGTTTGCTTCCCGGTAGGCGATGCCGGCAAGGCACAGATCACCGTGCCACTCAAAGGCGGGGATCCTGTGTTGCTGCACTTTTCTGAACGCGCCTTGGAATCATGGCTGTCAGGATCCGATGATGCACCTGATGATCCGCGCCAGTTTGACCTGACCGATGCCTTTGCCAGCCCCGTGATGCGCTTTGCTACTGCGGATACTGAAAACGTCTGCATTATGTATGGTGCGGGAACCATTAAACTGGCTCCCTCTGGAGACCTTACCATCACGGTACCCACCATGGCGGTAACCGCAGACCAGACCACGTTTGACAGTCCGGTTACCGTTAACGGTCCATTGGTTTATACAAACGGCATTTCCGGCACCGGTGGTGCTGGGTCTACCATGACGATTACCGGCAATGTTGATATTGACGGTGAAGTAAACATCGATGGTGGCAGCCTGACCCACAACGGCAAAAACATCGGTTCCGATCATACGCATAATGGCGTTGTGGCCGGTGGTGATGAAACAGGAGAACCGGTATGAGCCTGGACTTGAAGCTGGACCCACGCACGCATGACCTATTCCTGAACCGGCATGCAGACATGCAATGGATTGATGGTGCGGAAAGAATTGCCCAACAAATTGAAGTCTCATTAAAAACGCTTTTGGGGGAATGGTTTCTGAATACGGATTTTGGTGTGCCCTATTTTGAAAACATCCTGGTTAAAAACCCCATTCGGTCCTCAATCGAATCCATCCTGCGCGCCAAGATCAAGGATGTGCCGGGGGTCAGAAATGTCACCCGCATGGAAGTCGACATTGACCGCAAAGCGCGTCTTTTGCGCGTAGATTTTGATGCAGACACGGTCGAGGGTCTGATTCGAATCACATTACCCATTTAATAAAAGGTTAAAAATGGCTTACGGTGTAACCAAAGACGGGTTTGTTCGCCCTCGCCTGCCTGAAATCCGGCAGATGATTATTGATAACCTGAAAGAGCGCCTGCGTGCAAAAAACTTAAGTGACGATATTGAAACACGCCCCGATAGCGTAACGGGGTTAATGATTGATACCTTTGCCGAGCGTGAAGCCGCCATTTGGGAAATGGGTGAAGGTGTTTACTTTGCCATGTACCCTGGCAGTGCCTACGGTGTCAGCCTTGATCGGGCGGCCTCGTTCACGGGCGTCAAGCGACTGCAGGCAGAACGCTCACGCGCATATGTTGTCGCTTATGGCACGATTGGCACCACCATTCCGGCAGGGTCACGCATAGCCCATGCATCCACACAAACCTTGTGGCAGACAAAGTTTTCCGCAATCATCAACCTGTTGAATGCCAGCGACTTAACCGTTGTGCCTGTTGTGCAAAATTCAGCACTCTACTCTGTGACCATCGATAACATTTCGTATGAATACACTTCTGGTGCCACTGCAACGCTAACCGATATTCTTGCCGGCCTGACGGCTGCAATGGGCACCAATGCCATTGTTACGAACAACGGTGCTTCGCTTCGGATAAGGCCCGTTAATGCACAAATTTTCAGCGTTATCCTGACAGATAACCTTGCCGTCAACCGCATTGGTTCAGCGATCCAGGCCGAATCAGTAGACGTGTCAACAGAAGGCGCCGCAGTCGGTACTCTAAACAACATTGTCACCCTGATTGATGGCTGGGAGTCGGTCACCAATATGGAAGAGGCTTCCCCGGGTCGACTGGCCGAAACGGACGACGAATTGCGTGCCCGATATGACCAGGGTGTTTTTCGGCTTGGCGCAGGCACTTTGCCCAGCATTGCCCCCAATATCCGTGAAAACGTGCCCAACGTGACGGCCGTCAAGGTCTTTGAAAACAATACCGATGCTGTTGATGCTTCTGGCAGACCGCCCCACTCATTGCATGTGGTTGTGGACGGTGGCATTGATCTGGATATTGCCAAGGAAATATATCGAATCAAGGCGGCTGGCATTGATACCCATGGCGCCATTGAAAAATCTTTTATCAGTGTCGAAGGTGAACAGACTATCCGATTTGATCGCCCCTATAAGGTTTACGTTTGGATTAAGGCCGTTGTGACCATTCAAACCGGTGAGGGTAACATTTTCCCGTTTGACGGGTTTCAGCGAATCACACAATCCCTGCTGATTACAGGCATCAACCATGATATTGGCCAGGATGTGATTTTGCAAAAATTCTATTCAGGGGTTTATCAAACAAACGGTATTGCCAGCATTGATTTAACAATGGCCCACTCTTCAGACCCTGACTTTATTCCTGCCCCAGAAGACTACACGGCCAACAACATTGTGATTGAGGAATATGAGGTTGCCGTGTTCAGCATGTCACGAATTGAGGTTAACTGATGGATCTGGAACAAAACCATGCCGATATTGCCTGGGGGCATTTCACGGGGCAATTTCAAAAAAGCCCACGGTTAGAGTCATTTGTTAAATCGCTGTATCAGCCCATTGGCCCGGAAATGCTGTTAACGGTATTCAATGACCGATGGCTGGACACGGCTGAAGGCGCCCAGCTGGACGGCATTGGCCAGATCGTGGGCATGCCCCGCAAAATAGACAATACTTTTCTGATCAAGTTCTTTGGCTTTGACTCCCAGCCCAATAGCGGCACCTTTGGGGAAGCCCGACTGCGCCGTGAAGGTGAAGCCACCATGGGCGGCTCGGCAGTCTTGATGGATCCGGAATACAGAAAAATCCTGTACTGGAAAATTGCCGTGAATAACGGCCGTGGCACTGCACCAGAAATTGCAGCGGCAGTTAAAGCCATCTTTGATGCAACCTGGTGTTCTATTGTTGATGCCGGAAATGCAAAAATCCAGATCGTGTTCAATGTTACGCCCAATACCAACCCTGCTTTCCTGGTCACGCCACTCATGTGGATCCCGAAGGCGGCCGGCATTGGTGTTGAGCTCTTAATCACAGACGAAGAAAAACCCTTCGGCTTTCGTCATCAAAATCTATACGGTTTTGGCGAAGGCGTCATTCTACAAGGATTCACCACCTATGGCTGATGTATCATTTTTTCCCAGTTTTACCTATAAATGGGCACAGACCGGACAATTGGTTCCAATGGATGATACCCAGTACAAACTGGGCTGGGCCTATATTGGTACCACACACCCATCTGTTGAGCAGTTCAACAAGGTCTTTCAGATTGCTGATGAGAAAAGCAATTTCCTTTATCGACAAATTAAAAATGCCGTGGAAAGCAAAGGTTTGTCGATGTCGGCAAACAATGACCTTTCACTTCGTGACGCCCTGAATGCCATGATGCCTATTGGCATGCCATTGCCTTGGCCAAATGCAAACCCGCCGGCTGGTTTTATTTTGATGTCTGGCCAAAGCATCAATGCATCACAATATCCGGTGCTATTCGGGCTTTATGGGGCAACCTTGCCGGATCTGCGAGAGCGCTTCATTCGCGGCGCCTCACCTTCCATTAGCCCGCTGACGTTGCAAGAGGATACGATTAAATCGCATAAACACGAGGCATCCACTGCTTCTGCCGGGAGTCATAACCACAGTGGGTCTACATCAAGTAATGGCCTGCATAATCACGCTGCACGCACAGGCGATGCGGGTATAAACCAAGGCAGCGGTAATTTCACCATTACGTATGACGGAGCACCAAGCGGTGGTGAACGCAGGGATACAACGGTATCAAGAACAGAATGGGCAGCGCACAGCCACGGTGTTTCCGTCGACAATGCCGGCAACCACAATCACACGCTAAGCATCAACAGTGCCGGAGCGCATAGCCACGAAGTAACCGTTAACGAAACCGGATCAACCGAGACGAGGCCCAAGGCAATCGCTTTTTATTATGTCTGCAGTGCCGGATAGACCCATTCAACCTCTTTAATGATTACCCATACTGCCCATTAAGGGCTGTTTTTTTATGGAAGCAAAAAATGACGTTCTTCAATGAATTTGGAAAAAAATGGGCCAGCGAAGGTAGTGTTGAGCCTATTTCTGAGACACAGAAAAAATCAGGTTGGGATTTCTTGGGATCCGTGCCCCCTATTTCCGGGCAGTTCAACCTGGTACAGCAAAATACAGATGAAAAGATTAACTATCTTTTTAATTTGATTAATTCTTTCGTGATCAGCCGAGGCGGTACGCTCAATGCCGTTAGCACCAATCCGTTACGAGACATCCTTAACAATCTGTTGATGGCCGTTCAAGGTGGCCACGTTGGCTATGCCACCAAAGATGGCATGCTGCTGGATACCACACAGGAAGAAAGAACCATTGCCGAGGTTTTAAGCGATCCGGTTGCTGAGAATAACGGATTTTACCTGTGGCTTTCTGGTGAGTGGGTTAAACAGATTGGGCCCTGGGGATTGGCCATGGCTGCCACAGATGCGTCCAGGATTGCGGCTGAAGAAGCTGCAGCGGATGCAGATGCTGCCAAAACTGAGGCGCAGACCGCTGCGGGGCTGGCTGTTGATGCGCAGGCCGATATTCAGACTAATTGGCAGGGGAAGCTTGATACAGCGGCACAGCAGGCGGAAACGGCAACGACACAGGCAGGGATTGCGACTGATAAAGCAGCTGAGGCTTCAGGAAGTGCCTTATCTGCGAATGCAGCAAAGACGGCGGCTGAAGCTGCCCGTGATGCTGCTTTCGTTAATGCTGATGTATATCCAACTGTTGCAGAGGGACGTGCTGCTGTGGCTGATGGTGAGCAGTATCAGGTTGTCTCGGCTGACGGAGTGGAGTTAATACGTTATCAAAGAGTGAATGCCGGTTGGAGCCAAGAAGTAGCAAGATTGCAAATCAAGTATGTTGACAGCTCTTTAAAGGCAGACCTTCAATCCCCTTTGGTTATTGACTTAGCGGCCAAAGAAATAAGCCTCCCAAGCGGGACGTCCTATATTTACACCGCAGTTGGGAGGTTGGCTGTTACTGGCCCCCTGGTTGTTAGCTATACATCAGAGAATCAGGCTTTCGTACTTTACAATAAAACAACACAAGAGCTTAGTTCTGTTCCTTTTTCGGGATTAGCTCCAGCTCTGAACAGTAAAAATTACTACTTACTTTTTCAACTTTCGGCAGACAGACAAGAGGTTTATGGTTTTACCGGTCAAGTGAATTTTGTGGGTGGGCCAGAGGTAGTGCAATCCGCAAAAACAAACTATTCTTTAGCTTTAACAGAAGCAAGCAATCTAAACTTCGATTTTATTAACAATAAAATTATTGTTTCTGGCAATATATGGATTCAATACGATGGCGGCCGAATTCAGGTTTCCTCGCAAGAAGTAGAATTGGATCCCGGTAGGGTCAAAAGTTTTTCTTATGTTTTGTTGGTTAATCCATCCAATGGAGAGTTGATAGTTAAGTCGATTGCTGCTCCATTTTCAGCTCCTAAAGATTATATTTTGATAGGGGCATACGATGAAACAAACATGGTTTTTTGGGGTTTGGATCATTTTAGTGTTAATGGTGAGCCACATAATCAGAACAACATTAATCCAGAAATTGAGATTAGTAACTTCTTGAGTAAGAAAGGTTTTGCTACCCTCATACCACGGCAACCAGGAAACATCAATTATTCATCAACAGATAATACTCTAACTTTTACTGGTACTGTTTATGTTCTAACAGAAAGAGGCCTTTATACTGTCAATACGCCAGTTACCTTTAATTTACCTGAAAACCGAGCTTATAGAATTGAGTTCAATGAAACAAGTAAAGACATTAGATGCGTGGATAATGTCCCTAGAGAAGATGGTTGGTTAATTTGCGGAGCGATCAATAAAACTTGGAGCGGAATAACGACAAATGCGTTCAGCGGTTATCTTGTCGATGGTGCTGCACCAGGCACTAGCACTAGCGCAAAGACCAACTACTCTTTAATGCTAACCAAGTCATCAACTCTTAATTTTGACTTCAATAATAATAAGATCGTAGTTAGCGGAAATTTATGGATTCAATACGATGGCGGCCGAATTCAGGTTGCAGCTCAAGAGATTGCATTAGATCCAGCTCGGAGTAAGTCATTTGCTCAGCTTTTATTAGTCAATCCGACTGACAGCACTATGTATGTAAAATCCCAAGCCGCGCCATACACTGTGCCAAAAGATCACTTGCAAGTGGGTGCATATTTTGAAAGAGACATGCTCTTTTTTGGTCTTGATCATTTTAGTGTTAATGGAGTCCCATTTCAGAAAGCAGGCGCGGTACGCCCTTGTTTTGGGTGGGATACTCAAAATTCAGTTGATCTAAATGTGTCAGATAGTTTTACGCCAAGTGATGATATACATCTAGGGAATCTAACAAGCACAATTGTTTATGACTGGTTTGATGAATTGATGGCACAGCATCCGGAGTATATTACCCGAACTTTTCATGGGAATGATGCAAGCGACTTGTATCCTATTTATTCATATCGATTTAAACCTAAAAAACCAAGCCTAGCATCGAATACTGAGGATACTAAAATACCTAAAACAATGCTGATTACACTACATAACGAGAAAATAAATCAAGTTGGTTTGTATATTCTCATGCGTGAAATTTGTAATAATTGGCAAAGCAGTGAAGCTTTAGAAAGTATGCGTCACGGCATGGAATTTGTCGTAATGCCTCTTGTGAATCCATGGGGCCTAAATCATGGTTCTAGAACAAACGTCAATCAGGTTGATATCAATCGTAATTTTCCTGTGGGCTGGATTCCGTTGGGAGAACCCGGTGATTACTTTTACTCCAGCACAGCAGCATTAACTGAACCTGAGGCTCAGTACGCATGGCAAGTGATTCAAGATGAAAAACCAGATATCTATATTGATATCCATTCTTATGGAAGTTGGAACAATGAAGGACGATCGATTTGGATTCCAACACTAAATGAAAAAGCTCGTGTTGCTGCAACAGCAGCTATCCTTAAAATCTACGCACAATACAAGAAAAAATATCCTTGGATTGTTGATGTAGATAAATTTGCGAATATCAGTAACGATGCAATTCTCGGTGGTGGTATTTCCGCCAAATCCGGTACTAGTTTCGGTGCTATAGGAGGAACATTTGAAACAGCGTGGAACTTGAAGAATGAGCCATCTGGCTTAACAGGCCATCCAACTGCAATCAACTTGACGGCCGATTTACTTGGTACTTATATTCTTCAATGCTTGGCTGTAATTATTGATAGTGATTAATAACTCGAAAAGCACATCCAACCCTGATCTTTAATTAGATCGGCGGTTTTTTTACGTCCAAAGGAAACGTATGGATCAAGAAACAAAAGTAGCAGCAACAAAAATGAGTATCGCAAGCCTTATGGCGCTGACATCAAAAATGACATTAAACGAATGGGTGGCACTGGCCACCCTTATTTATGTCCTGATGCAGGCCGGACTACTGGTGCCTAAATATTGGGCAATTTTTAAACGATTTTTCACACGGAATGAACAGCCATGCTCAAAAAACGATTAATTGCATTAATAGCAGCCGGTGCCGGTGCGGTAACCATTGCCACTGTTGCGGTCAGTGATTTTGAGGGGCGTAGCAATAAAGCATACCGTGATGTAGTCGGGATTCCGACTATCTGTGACGGCTATACGCATGGCGTCAAAATGGGCGACTACAAGACTGACGCTGAATGCGATGCCTTATTGCGCAAAGAATTACAGGCTTCATTTAGTGTCGTTGACTCTGCCGTCAAGGTATCGATATCAGAACCGACCAAGGCCGCACTGGCAAGCTTTGTTTACAACGTAGGAGCCGGTGCATTCAGATCATCCACGCTGCTTAAAAAACTCAATTCAGGTGACCGTATAGGCGCCTGCAATGAATTAAAGCGCTGGGTTTATGCTGGTGGGAAAAAATGGAACGGATTAATCAAGCGGCGTGACGCGGAGAACTGGTTATGTTTGCAATGAATAAGTATCTGGTTCTGGCTGCCGGTGTACTGACTTTGATCGTGACCGGCTGGGGGTACGGGCAGTATAAGTATGGCCAGGGCAAAACAGCCGCAAAACAGGAGCAGGAAGTTATCAACCTGCGAGCATACAAACAGGCTGCCGATGATCTCCTTGCCGCCAGCCAAGCCGCACAAGGCGCTATGGCAGCCACTCAGGCTAAATTCAACTCTTTTACTGAAGCATATCAAAATGAAATGCGTGCCAATCCTCTTGATTGCATCGGCACTGATGGCCGGTTGCGCTCCATCCTCGAACTTTACCCGTCCACCACTACCGGGCAACCTCGTTGA